AAAGAGATAAGGGTACTAACACGAGCTATGGCTAAAGTGGAAGGTGGAATTTAAGTAATTGATGAGTACGAATACTGATTTAGACATTAAACTCCTACCCTGGCAACAAGAGGTATGGGAGAGTAAGACTAGATTTAAGGTAGTAGCAGCAGGAAGGCGAACTGGTAAGTCTAGGTTAGCTGCATGGCTTCTTATCGTTAATGCTTTACAGTCAGGTAAGGGTAATGTATTTTACGTTGCTCCTACTCAGGGACAGGCTAGGGATATTATTTGGCAGACTCTATTAGAGTTAGCTCATCCTGTTGTAAAGTCTAGTCATATTAACAATTTACAGATTACGTTAATCAATGGTGCTACTATTTCCCTAAAGGGAGCTGATAGACCAGAGACCATGCGTGGTGTTAGTTTGAAATTCCTAGTGATGGATGAGTATGCAGATATGAAACCGTCAGTCTGGGAGCAGATTCTAAGACCAGCCCTTGCCGACCAGAAGGGGGAAGCACTGTTTATCGGTACTCCTATGGGAAGGAACCATTTCTACGACTTGTATAAGTATGCAGACTTGGGAGAGGACGAGACCTTTCAGGGCTGGCACTTTACTTCGTATGACAACCCTCTACTAGACCCAGAGGAGATTAACCTAGCGAAGAGTTCTATGTCTTCGTATGCGTTTAGGCAAGAGTTTATGGCTTCCTTTGAAGCTATGGGCAGTGAGATATTTAAAGAAGAGTGGGTATCATTCCAAGAGGAACCACCTAAGTTAGGTGAATACTATATCGCTATTGATATGGCAGGTTTTGAGGAAGTAGGTAAAGCAAGAACTAAGAACAAGAGATTAGATAATACAGCTATCACAGTAGTTAAAGCAAATGAAGATGGTTGGTATGTAGAAGATATTATATTTGGTAGGTGGACTTTTGAAGAGTCTGCTAATAAGATATTTAACGCAGTAGCAAAGTATCAACCTCTCTCCGTTGGAATAGAGAAGGGGATTTCAAGACAAGCTATCATGTCTCCTCTTACGGATATGATGAAGAAGAGGGGTAAGTTCTTTAGGATAGTAGAACTAACTCATGGTAACAGAAAGAAAACAGATAGGATAGTGGCTGCATTACAAGGTAGGTTTGAACACGGAACTATCAAACTAGCGGAAGGAGATTGGAACGCTGAGTTCTTAGATGAACTGTTTCAATTCCCTAACCCGTTAGTGCATGATGACTTGATTGATTCTTTGGCATACATAGACCAGCTAGCTGCTGTGTCTTATAGTTATGACTTTGAAGAAGATAACTATGAACCAATGGATATAACTGCTGGTTACTAAAAAGGTGGAATAATGGAAGAACTGGATAATCTAGAACTAAGTCAATGGGTGATGGAGAAGTGTGACTCTTGGAGAGACCACTACGACTCTAACTATAGAATGGACCATGAAGAGTATTATAGACTCTGGAGGGGTATCTGGGCTGCCAGTGACCAAGAGAGAAAGTCAGAACGCTCTCGTATTATTACACCAGCATTACAACAAGCTGTAGAGTCTTCTGTTGCAGAAGTAGAAGAAGCTACCTTTGGTCGTGGTAAGTGGTTTGATTTACATGATGATTTCCAAGATAACAACAAGGTTGACATTGAACTAGTTAAAAAGCAACTGAATGAAGATATGCAGTTTGCTAAAGCTAGAAGCTCTATCAGTGAGGTATTAATCAATAGTGCTGTATACGGTACAGGTATTGGTGAAGTATACCTTGATGAGGTTACAGAGTATGTACCTGCACAACAGCCAGTAATGGATGGGGCAATGCAAGCTGTCGGTGTAATTAAGAAAGAAAGGTTTATCGTTAAACTAAGACCTATCTTACCTCAGAACTTCTTGATTGACCCAGTAGCAAAGACTATTGAAGAGGCACTTGGTTGTGCTTGTGATATGTTTGTACCTGCACATCAAGTACAGATTGATATTGATAACGGTGTCTACAGGGATGTAGAGATTGAAACTACCGCTACAGATACTAAACTAGAATCTGACCAAGAAACAAACTATCAAGATGACAATAGAGTTCGTCTAACTAAATACTACGGTCTAGTTCCAAAACACCTCTTTGAAGAGGAAATGAATAATGAAGAAGCAGGGGAATTAGAATCTCTATTCCCTGATGAAAATAATAATAATAAGGATGACTCTTATGTAGAGGCTGTTGTTATTATTGCTAACGGTAATACAGTATTAAAGGTAGAGTCTAACCCATTTATGATGCAGGATAGACCTATTGTAGCATTCCAATGGGATACAGTACCTAGTAAGTTCTGGGGACGTGGTGTCTGTGAGAAGGGTTATAACAGTCAGAAAGCACTAGATACAGAGCTTAGAGCACGTATTGACGCACTGGCACTGACAGTACATCCTATGATGGCTATTGATGCTTCTCGTATGCCGAGGGGTGCTAAGTTTGATATTAAGCCTGGCAAGACATTCCTTACGAATGGTAACCCATCAGAGATTCTACAACCATTTAAGTTTGGTGCAGTAGACCAGATTACCTTTGCACAAGGACAACAGCTACAAGATATGGTACAGCAAGCAACTGGTGCTGTAGATACTGTAGGCTTCCAAGGTGCATTAAACGGAGAAGCAACTGCTTCTGGTATCTCAATGGCACTAGGTGCTGTTATCAAGAGACATAAGAGAACTCTCTTAAACTTCCAAGAGAACTTCCTTGTACCGTTTATCCACAAAGCAATTCACAGGTACATGCAGTTTGACCCTGAGACTTATCCAGTACAGGATTATAAATTCATTGCCTCTAACTCTCTAGGTATTATCGCTAGGGAATACGAGGTTACTCAATTAGTTCAGCTACTACAAACTATGCCAGCTGACTCTCCGATGTATCCAATGTTAGTAGAATCTATTGTAGAGTCTATGAACCTTACAAATAGAGAATCTATCCTGGCTACTATTAAAGAAGCTAATGCAGATACTCCTGAGAAACAACAAAAAGAAGCTCAACAGCAACAAGTAGAGCAACAACAATTAATGTTACAACTACAACTAGCTCAAGCTCAAGTTCAGAAACTTCAGATTGAAGCAGCAGAGATTCATTCAAGAGTTCAGCAGAACAATGTTGAAACTCAACTCTTACCTGTTGAGGAAGAGACTAGACGTATCGCTGCTATGGCTAAGAATATGCCTGTAGATGATTTTGATAAAGCTGTCAAGATAGCTGAACTTAAAATTAAAGAAGAGGGTAACCTCATCAGGGCAGCAGATGTAGAATCTAATGAAGTTATTGCTCGTATGCAAATGATGGGAAAAAGTAATAAATGAAATTAGAAGATGAACAATACTACGAAACCTTTTTTGATTTATTTGGTACAGAGGGTTGGAAGTTATTTACAACCACTATCAAAGAGAACTTAGAAGATTTCAGTATAGAGAGTTTGGAAGACGAGAAACACTTGCGACATGTGCAAGGACAAATTTTCGTTCTGAAGAATATCTCAAACTTTGAGTCTAATATGAGGACTTCATACGACCAGATTATCTCCGATGAAAAGGATGATGATTATGCCTCGTAGGATGTTTGATTTTAGATGCGAAGATTCACATACAACTGAGCGTTATATAGACACGTCGACACTGTCTGTAAAATGTGAGGAATGTGGAGAAAAAGCAGTGAGGATAATCTCTCCTGTTGCTTGTAAGTTAGATGCTATATCTGGGGATTTTCCTGGAGAATCTATTAAGTGGGCAAGGAAACATGAGAACACTTCACAAACATTATAATCCATAATACTTTTATAAGTACGGAGTTGACAAAATGGCAGCAAAATTTTTAGTAGAAGAGCAAGAAATCGACCTTGAAACAGAAGAAGTTAATGGCAGTACCGAGGACCTGTTTGATATGGAAGGAGAGCCTACACAAGATGTAGATAACACTCCAGAAGTAGAAGAAGAAGAAGAAGAGGTTCTGAAAGAGACACTAGACCCAGCTTTGCAGAAGTACTCAGGCAAATCTATTCCTGATGTTATCAGGATGCACCAGGAAGCTGAGAAACATATCAGCAGACAAGGTAATGAGTTAGGTGACCTCCGAGGTATCATTGACAAATATGTAAAGGACGGACTTGCCGAGACATCCCACGAGAATGCGGATAGTACAGATGATTTAGATTTATTTGACAAACCAGAAGAGTTCATCCAACGCTCAATCGAGAACAGCGACCAAGCAAAAGAGCTGAAGGAAATTAAGCAAGCCATTAAACAACAGGACATCACTACCAAACTGACAGATAATCACCCTGATTATTTAGAAGTAGTAAATGATGAGTCTTTTGTTAAGTGGGTTAAGGATTCAAGAGTTAGACTAGAATTATTTGATAGGGCGCATCAAGGCTTTGACTATGATTCTGCTAACGAACTCTTATCAAACTGGAAAGAGAGACAACAGGTTATTAGTTCCTCTACCCAGAATGAAGACACTAGTAGGAAACAACAGCGTAAAGCTGCTTCCACAGGTTCTGCCACTGGCTCAGGTGAAAGTAAATCAAGGAAACTATACAGACGTTCTGATATTATTAATTTAATGCAAAATGACCCTGCTCGGTATCTGGAGTTATCAGATGAGATAACAAAGGCTTATGCTGAGAAGAGGGTACGATAACACAACTTCTTAATTATAAAGGTATTTTAAAATGGCACTAGGAACTTCACATGTAACAACAACAACCGCGGCAACGTTTATTCCAGAACTATGGAGTGACGAGATTGTAGCGGCCTATAAATCAAACTTGGTTTTAGCTAACCTTGTTAACCGCATGCCTATGACTGGTAAGAAGGGTGACACGTTACACATCCCTAAACCTACTCGTGGCAGTGCATCAGTAAAAGCAGCAGAAACACAAGTATCATTAATCGCTGGTACAGAGAATGAAGTTACTGTAACTGTCAACAAACATTACGAGTATTCTCGTTTGATTGAAGATATTGTAGAGACTCAAGCTCTTGCATCATTACGTAAATTCTACACAGATGACGCTGGTTATGCTCTAGCTAAACAAGTTGATAATGACTTGTTCGCTCTAGGTAAATCATTTGGTGATAGTACAGATGCTACTTCATGGGTTCATAGTAACTCATTCTATGTAGATGCAGCTAATGGCTTAGCAACTTATGCAGTTGACACTGTAGCAGCTACTGACTTGTTTTCTGACTTAGCATTACGTGCTGCTATCCAGCACTTAGATGACAATGATACACCTATGGACGGTCGTTTCCTAGTTGTACCACCTTCAGTACGCAACACTATTATGGGTATTGATAGATACCAATCTAGTGACTTCGTTGATGGTCGTGGTGTTAACAACGGTAAAATTGGTTCACTATATGGTGTAGATGTATATGTATCAAGTAACTGTCCTGTAGTTGAGACGGCTGCTGATAACGCAGCTTCTGCTGTAGATACACGTGGTGCAATCTTAGGACACAAAGATGCTTTAGTATTAGCTGAGCAAATTGGTGTTCGTTCACAAACTCAATACAAACAAGAGTATCTAGCGAACCTATTTACTTCTGATACTTTGTATGGTACAGCAGTTCTTAGACCTGAGTCAGGTGTAGTTATTGCAGTTCCTAACTAAGAGTTAGGGTTAGATTGGAGTGGGTGAAGACGTTCACCTGCTTCATCCCTGTATCTTTTATTCTCAAATTAAGGTTAGTTTATGGCAATTTATAGAGGTTCTGGTGGGTCGGGAGATTCATCTACAGATGTAACGAGAGACGAAGTAGCCGCTTTTACAGCAGAGGCAAAAGGATATAGAGATGAGGCATTAGTTTCAAAGACTGACGCAGATTCTTCAAGTACAACAGCAACAACAGAGGCAAGTACAGCAACCACTAAGGCAACAGAGGCTAGTGCGAGTGCTACCTCAGCAGCAAGTTCAGCAACTGCAGCAGCAGCAGATGTAGTTCTAACTAATGCAGATGTAGCTCTAACTAATGCAGATGTAGTTCTTACTGCGGCAGATGTAGTTCTTACTGCGGCAGATGTAATATCAGCAGAGGCAGATAAGGTTCAGACAGGTTTAGACAGAGTTGCTACCGCAGCTGATAAGGTTGCTACTAATGCCGATGTAGTCTTAACCGCAGCCGATGTAGTATCCTCTGCCAATGGTGCAGCTCAAGTTACCTTAGCAACAGCACAGGTTACTCTAGCCACAACTCAAGCTACTAATGCAGCCACATCAGCTACTAATGCAGCCACATCAGCTACCAGTGCAGCTTCTAGTGCTGCTGAGCTTACAGCTTTAACTGCTACTGCGACTACAGTCGCTGTTGGTGGCTCTGCAACTTCTAGTTATGACTCAGGTACAGGTGTACTAACTCTAGGGATTCCTACAGGTGCTACAGGTGCTACAGGTGCTGATTCTACAGTAGCAGGACCAGCAGGTTCAGATGGTACTAACGGCACTAATGGAACTAATGGAACTAATGGTACTAATGGGGTTGATGGTGTTGATGGTGCTGATGGTGATACCCTTCCTACACAGACAGGCAATGCTGGGAAGTACCTGGGTACTGATGGTACAAGTACTAGTTGGACGGCAGTAGATGCACTCCCTAGTCAAACAGGACACTCAGGTAAATATCTAACTACAGACGCAACTAATGCTAGTTGGGCAACACTTGACACAGATGCTAATACAACAACGAAAGGCTTATACGAACACGCACACACTATTAGTGCTAACTATTCAATCACTAGTGGTAATAATGCTTTAACAGCCTCACCTATTACAATTGACACAGGAGTCTCAGTTACTATCCCTACGGGTAGCACTTGGGTATTAGCATAATATGAGTAAAATTAAGATACAAGGAAACGCAAGCGGTACTGGTGTACTGACTATTGAAGCTCCTAATACCTCAACAGATAGAACGATTACATTGCCAGATGTTACAGGCACTTTACTGACGACAGGTGGAGATGGTTCTAGTTTAACTGGTATAACAACTGGTAAGGTGTTGCAAGTTGTTAGCGTGCTTACCACTACACAGGCATCACAAACAGTATCAACATCAGATACACAAGTTGGTTTACTGACAAAATCAATTACACCAGTGGGTACTAATTCTAATTTTTTAGTTGTAGTAAGATGGTTTGGTGAGGTTGATGGAAGTTGGAGTGTTACTTTTAATCTTCAAATGGATGGGACTAGGGTAAACGATGGTGGTGGTGGGTCTGGATATGGACTAGCTATGCCGACAATTAATTACGGTGTAACAACAGAAAACTCCTCAACACCAGAAACGGTAAACTTCAGCACGCTTGTTTCATCCTCAAGTACCGTAGGTACAGATATTGTTTTCAAAGTAGTGGTGAATGCACCATCATCCTACACATTATGGAATAACAGGTGTTTTGATACTACAAGCACATCTTACGAAAGAGGAACATCAGAAATAATCATCACAGAGATAGGGGCATAAAAGATGGATTTACTAGGTGCAGTAAGCGTTCT